TTTGACGTACCCTAAATACTGGAGATGACATTATGAAAGTGTGGAAGAGAGTTACCCAAACCCTTGGAGATATATGGGCACCGTGTTTGATGGGAGCCTTATTGGGGACAACTGGGGTTTTGTTTATAAAATTACCAATCAGTCCAACGAACGACAGTACATTGGGCGAAAGTATTTTTGGAAAAAAAGAAAACCCAAGGGAGGTAAACGTAGAGTTACCAGTGAAAGTGATTGGAAGCGGTATTATGGGTCATGTCCAGAACTCAAAGACGACATCAAACTCTTTGGAAAGGAGTGTTTCACCAGAGAGATCCTCAGCCTGCACAGGACACCTGGAAGGGTCAACTACGAAGAGACCCGACAGCTCTTCCTCCACAACGTTCTGACGGAGGCACTTGACGATGGAACGCCTGCGTACTATAATAGCAACATCCTCGGACGTTATTACAGGAAAGACTACTTTGATTGCTAAATTTTTGATTGCTGGTACTGCCCTTACCGTGGGTCTTACTGGTTCACAGATTCCCAATGCAAAGGAGGCACCTGAGATCCAACCTCTCCCTGTAATCCCTTACGAAGCATCTTGGAAGTGTGAAGATTGCACACCTAACGAACAATATGTTCTCGCACAACTCCAAGAACACACCCGCATTACAGATCGCAATGCTCTTGCAACGATCATGGGTAACATTAAACAGGAAAGCAAGTTCATTCCCAACATATGCGAGGGAGGGGCTAGAGTTTCTTACGAGTCTTGCCATAGTGGGGGTTATGGTCTTATTCAGTGGACCTCAATAAATCGATATAATAATCTTGGTAAGTTCTGTGAGAAGTATTCTTGTGACCCTAGCAGTCTGGAAGGCCAGACACGCTTTATGATTAACGAGACTATCTTCCAGCGGTATCTGCCTATGTTTGAGGGCAATGGACAAACTGTCCGCCAATATATGGTTCCTGCTTATTATTGGTTAGGATGGGGAATCAAAGGTAACAGAGAACTGTATGCCTATGATTACCACAAAAAACTAAAACTGGCATGATATGAAAACTTTGGAAGAAACCGTAGAACTGACTCACGAATGGGCAGTGGATCGTATTCATTCTCTTTGTGACGGTGTTAAGAGAGATCCTCTGAAATCTGCTGAAGACGCTTATTCCATTCAACAAGAGTTTGCAGAATGGTTTGATCCTGATTGTGAAGACGATGAAGTATTCTCAATCGAATATATGCCTAACTGGGATTAAACTATTTCTATCTCTAACTCATAGATTCCATTGGGGTCTGCAGCATAAGTAGCTGCCCCCTCAGTTGAAAACTTTCTAGCAAATTTACTCTCTTTGGACCACTGAGAATCTGCTACTAAATAAATCCATTCTCCTTGTCCATTGAGTTTCTTTACTATGTACATCTTGACAGCATAGAACGAACCTTGTAAAATATTTATCTTGACTCAGTAGCTCAGTTGGATAGAGCAACTGCCTTCTAAGCAGTCGGTCATAGGTTCGAGTCCTATCTGAGTCGTTAGGAACTTGAGACGTTCCAACCAAAGGTGCCACTCAGCAACAGGACCATCACTGTCCTGCAAGTTTGGAATCAGCCCCCTTTGGATATTCGCGGAGGACCTGCGTCTTACTCCATTACAAACTGTCAGTATACTGGGTGTAGCGCCCACATAGTATAAGGATAAGTGTAGTGTCATTCCCTCATAGTTCAGTTGGTAGAACGGGTGACTGTTAATCACTATGTCCCTGGTTCGAGTCCAGGTGAGGGAGTCCGCCCTTATAGCTCAGTGGTAGAGCAACGCTTTTGTAAAGCGTAGGTCGTTGGTTCAAATCCGACTGGGGGCTCCAGGGTGAATAGCTCAGAGGTAGAGCGTTTCGTTTACACCGAAAATGTCGGGGGTTCGATCCCCTCTTCACCCACTACTCTCAAAGAGGTTAAATGCAAAAAAATGTTATCCATTCGATGCAAAGTATGCAATACAGAACTAGTAAGTTCTAACAAAATACAGTGCTGTGGTTGTCCAAATATGGCAACCATAAAAGGTGAAACGGTGACTGCTAAAGATTTAAGTAAAGTTTTGTTACTTAATCCTAATAACAATATAAAGAAACAACCTTTGTTGTCAAATGATGACCTAAAATACCAGGAGGAACGACGGAAACGCCGTGTCCGAAGAATAAACTACGAGGAACGATGATCAATCTGCACCAACTCTTCAACCACTATTTGAACACGGATAAGAAACTGGACCTCCAAGATGTAAATGAAAGGTTGATTAGTTACGGATGGGTTGATGATGGAAAAGATCTAACTGGTTATTATGTTTTGACAGAAAACTTTGAGTTGATTTATAATTTGAAAGGCGAGTTTCAATACAAAGTTCCCAGAAAATCTGAAGCAAGCGTAAAGAAATCATCGTTAGCAACTAAATAATACATCGTAGGACGATGTTCCGAGGAAGGTCAATCCGATTGGCGACGGAACCGCTCTTGAAAAGCGTTGAGGTGTTAAAGCCCTTGGGAGTTCGACTCTCCCACCTTCCGTTTTTTTAAAGTATTTCTTAATCTTTGTCTTGACATTCACACAAAAGTGTGTTGTCAAAAAGATTGAAATAAAGTATCATATAGATACACAAATAGCTCTGTGCCTTAATGGACCCATCTACTTACGGATTTTACTTAGTAGTATTAATCTTCATTCTCATGATCTGGTACGCTGGATTTGAGGGGACTATGAGGTTGTTTAGATATGTTGACTTACAGTTGCAATACACTGTGGTCAGAATCAGAATGTGGAGGATGCAACGAAAGTTGGAGAAGGGGCTAGGTCTTCCACCCAAAAACTATCAAAAACTCCTGGAGGAACACAAGAATGACCAATGACAAGGAACTGTCTGATCTATCAATGAGTAGAGCAGAATGTCCCAAGTGTGGTGCTCTTTGGATTAACGGGCAGCACTACTGGTCTGGAACAGGTAAGAAAGGTAATGATCTAGATCTTGCGGGTCTAGTTTGCAACAAACTTGGTAATCATCAATGTATCAATCCTGCTAGAGGTCAAGAAGGCGGCACAACCTGGGAGGAGCGACTCGTAACTTTAGAAAAGGATTTCCCCAACAATGAAGATGCCGCAAGTTGATTTTAGCAAGTGGGGGAAAGATGTTGAACCTCCAAATCATGTAACCAAAGAAGAAGTTCAAGAGATGATTGACACTGCTATACGCAGACACAATCGTAATGCTGGAATGATTAGTATGTTCGTTGGTTTCTTTATCCTTGGACTTTTCAGTGAGGGTCTATTGAGACTCATAGGAGTGATACCACCGCTACTACCATGGCTCAAGATCACATTATAGAATGGATTGGTGTAGTCGCACTATTCCTGTTTGGTGTGACTATGATTATTCAAGGTCACTTCATTTATCATAATAAACATGGATACTCCAGAAAAGACTCCGAAAGACAAGAAGCAAGAGATCAAGTCAGACGACAAGTCGAAGCGATCCTCCGAGGAGATAAGCAGGATGATTCATCCTCATGATGATGAACCTGACCCTACTGCATACATGGGGAACTATAACTTTCCCCAGATGCTTTTTGCTTTCTGTCTTGGATTTTGTACCATGTTCGTTTTATTTGTCGATGAACTAAATGATTTTAAAGGATGTCCACTGCCAGAGTACTTTCAAGAGAACAAATGACCGAGGACGAAAAAAAAGAACAATCATTCAAGACATTATTAGAACGAGTTAAACGACTCCGAATGCGAGAGTTATTTGAAGAACCATGCCCACTATATGAAGATGATGAGAGGGAATAAATATTATTATGGAAGAAGATTTACCAGCAATTATAACATTTGACTTTGAGATACAGGACGTTCGCCTGGTGCATAAGGCAATGACTGTTCTTAAAGAAAGATGGGCGGGAGGAGATCCCCGCGAACAAGAACATATAGATGTTCTTAAGCAGGCTTTCTATCGCGCTATTTTAGAGTATACTTATCAGGAAATTGATCAATGATGTTCAAGATGAATGACCACACCGATGCCCTTAGGAACACCGACTGGAGGTACAGCGACGAAAGGATGCTTCTTCGCGCAGAAGTCTTTCGTGCTCTTCAGCACCACCTAGAAGACCATTGTAGGGCAGTTTATGAGTTCTGTAATGATTGGGTCAGTCAAGGCAACAAAGGGTCTGATAACCTTGAGCAGCACTTCCAGGATTATCTCAGGACCGTAGCAGAAACCAGTTATACACTAGAACCCATTGACAACCATCCGTTGGTGGGGTAAGATATAAAAGCAATCGGGGCTTAGCTCAGTTTGGTAGAGCGCCGTCTTTGGGAGGCGGATGCCACAGGTTCAAATCCTGTAGCCCCGATTTAATATACATATTATCAACTATGCAGTTTTATTCTGTGGAGCATTGGCAAGAGAACTGGGAAACTCTGTTTAAAAGAGTGGAGAATGGAGAGACAATAGGTATAGAGAATGAGAAAGGAGATAGAGCAGTGATGGTTCCAGCGGATGATGAACTCATACGCATATACACAGAACACAACGAAGCGTCCTGAGGGACCGTCGCCTATCGGTTAAGGCCCACTGCTTATAACGGTGTGAACTGGGTTCAACTCCCAGCGGTCCTATCGGGGGGTCTAGCAATCTGGTGAATGCACCGAACTCATAATTCGGCTAAGGCGAGTTCGATCCTCGCGACCCCCATGGACAGATAATCAACTGTCCTTTTGACTTGACTCTTCTAAGTCAAAACCTTATAATAAAAAGGTCAACACACAAGACGATGACTCTTACAACTAAGTTCAAGAAAGACATTCAAACCCTTCGGGGTGCTGTAAACGGTGACTTTTTCCTTGATGTGAAGAATCCGAAACTTCTCAAAAAGGTCCGTCGTTATTATGAGAACAACGGTGTCGTTTTTTCTGGCGATCCCCTTGATGATTATGATATTTTGATGGAGCAAGTTGCTACCGATCTTGAGTCTGTTGAGGTGGCATGAAAGTTCTTCTAGAACGTTTTCCCTATCGTTATGTTGAATCGGGAACCCTAGACAATGGGTTCCCTGACTACAGAATCCAAAAAGCAAATGAGTATACCAAGCGTTACTCAGACATGTATCTCCTAGATAATCAGATGCAACTTCTGACTGCTATGGAAGATTTTGAATACACTAAATGGTTAGATCCAGAACGTGTTCCTTGCTATGTGAGGGATGTAGTATCCTAAATACTGATGAAGAATTAAGTATTTAACTATGGCAACATCAGCTAGACAAGCTGCCGCTAAAACTGCAGCAGCGGATGCATCGAAAAAGACAGTTCATATGTCCCAGTACGATAAGCAGGTAGAAGTGCGCCTTCAGGCGTTGGAGCAAATGGCACACAAGAAGTGTGATGGTGGTTCCGCTGCTGGTGGTGCTAGCGAAGAGAGAATCGCTGCTCTTGAAGCAAGACTGGAAGAACTGATTGTTCGTTTGAATAACAAGTTCAACTTCTGAGTTTCCTGTTTTTGGCAAAACAGGTGGTGGAGTCAATCTGACCCAAGACATGGAGAGTCTGTAAAAACCCTGGTCGGGATGGGTCAACGACCCCTCGGGTTTCTTGCTTCCTAAAAGCAAGTGGTGCGGATGGGAATACTCTCCCGCCTGGTTTCCATTTTCCAGTAAAAGAAATGGTGGTGCGTCGAAATTCCCCTTCCGTGTGGTTGGTTTCTTAGTTCCATCTGAATAAAAACTAAGTGGCGGGCATGTGTCCGAAAAGGGTAGTTGCATAAACTACCCTTTTTTGATAGACTGAAATGAACTAGATTGTAGCATGAAAAAAGTTGCTCTTATTACTGGCATTACTGGGCAAGATGGTTCTTATCTTGCAGAGTTATTGCTTGAGAAAGGATATGAAGTTCATGGTGTTGTGAGGCGCAGTTCTCTGATCAACACTCATAGGATTGATCATATCTACAAACAAATCCAACTACACTATGGGGATCTGACAGACTCTACCAATGTAGTCAATGTCATCAAGAAGGTAGAACCTGACGAGATCTATAACCTTGCTGCTCAGAGTCATGTGAAGGTATCATTTGAACTTCCTGAGTACACTGGTAATGTTGATGGTCTTGGAACTCTTCGTATTCTTGAAGCAGTTCGTCTTTTAGGGATGGAAAATAAGGTACGTGTTTACCAAGCATCTACCTCTGAAATGTTTGGTAAGGTTCAAGAGATTCCTCAAAAAGAAACTACACCTTTCTATCCACGTTCTCCTTATGGTTGTGCAAAGGTTTATGCATATTGGTTGACTAAGAACTACCGTGAGTCTTATGGACTTCACGCAGGTTCTGGTATTCTTTTCAACCATGAATCTCCTCGTCGGGGTGAGACTTTTGTTACTCGTAAGGTGACTATCGCACTTAAGAATATTGCAGAAGGAAAGTGGGATACTCTCTATCTTGGTAACCTTAACTCTTTACGTGACTGGGGTCATGCAAGAGACTTCGTTGAAGCAATGTGGATGATGCTTCAACAAGAGCAGGGTGATGATTATGTTGTATCTACAAATGAGCAGCACTCTGTTCGGGAGTTTGTAGAGAAGTGTGCTCCTTATTTCAATATGAATATTGAATGGCAAGGTGAAGGACTTGAGGAAGTTGGTGTAGATACTATCTCTGGTAAGACTATTGTCAGAGTCAATGAGAAGTATTTCCGTCCTGCAGAAGTAGATACACTTCTGGGAGATTCCACAAAAGCAAGAGAAGTTTTAGGTTGGTATCCTAAGACATCATTTGATCAACTAGTAGAGGATATGTGTAAAAATGAAAAAGGGATCTAGAATTTTTGTTGCAGGTCACAAAGGACTGGTTGGATCTTCCATTGTTAGGCGGTTAAAGTCTGAAGGGTATACTAATATCTGGACTGTTGACAGATCTGACGTTGATCTTACGAATCAGAAAGAAGTAAACAAATGGTTCAAAGCACATGAACCAAAGTATGTTTTTAATGCCGCTGCTAAAGTAGGTGGTATTATTGGTAATCAGAATCATAAGGCAGAGATGATTTATCAAAACCTTATGATTGAAAGCAACTTGATTGAAGCTGCATATCGCAACGGATGTAAGAAGTATCTGTTCTTGGGGTCTTCATGCATTTATCCAAAAGAACCTCAACTGCCTATCACTGAAGACCAGTTGATGACGGGTAAACTTGAACCGACTAATGATGCGTATGCAGTAGCAAAGATTGCTGGTATCTATTTGGGTAAGTCTTATCGTCAGCAGTATGGATTTGATGCCATTAGTGTGATGCCATGTAATCTATATGGTCCTGGTGATAACTATCATCCAGAAAACTCTCATGTATTGCCTGGTTTGATTCGTAGATTTCATGAGGCAAAGATTAATGAATCACCAACTGTAACCTGCTGGGGTGATGGAACTCCTCTTAGAGAGTTCCTTTATACTGATGATCTTGCTGATGCTTGTGTATTTTTGATGAATAACTATAGTGAAGAAGATCCTATTAATGTTGGATCTGGAAGTGAAATCAGCATCAAAACTCTGGCAGAAACCATTGCAAAAACTGTTGGATATGAGGGAGAAATTAAGTGGGATACTTCTAAACCAAATGGAACGATGCGAAAGGTGATGGATGTGTCTAAGATAAAATCTCTCGGATGGAGTCCACAAGTTCCTTTTGAATCAGGAGTCACAGTTTCTTATGGAGACTTCCTAACGAGATTCGGATAATACCACAGGGGTTGCGAAAGCACCCCCTTTTCTGTATAATAAATATCGGGTAACAACAAAGGAAAGAATGTCTGAGTTTACAAAAACAGCATTGGTTCTTGGTGCTGGTGGTTTTATTGGTAGTCACATGGTAAAGCGCCTAGTATCTGAAGGATACTGGGTTCGTGGCGTAGACCTTAAACGTCCAGAGTTTTCCGAGACCGCAGCCCATGAGTTTATCGTGGGTGATCTGCGGGATATGAAGTTTACTGCTTCATGCTTGCAGTTCAAGGGTTATCAGGGTAACTTCTATCAACTTGTACCTGATGATCACATTCGGTCGTTTGATGAGATCTACCAGTTTGCTGCCGACATGGGTGGTGCAGGTTTTGTATTCACTGGAGAGAACGATGCAGACATCATGCACAACTCTGTTCAGATTAACCTGAACGTGCTTGAATGCCAGCGGATGCGTAACGAACGTGATGGAGTAAATAAGACTAAGATTTTCTACTCTGGTTCTGCTTGTATGTACCCAGAGCATAATCAAATGGACCCTGACAACCCTGACTGCCGTGAAGAATCAGCATATCCAGCAAACCCAGATTCGGAATATGGATGGGAGAAACTCTTTAGTGA